GACGCCATAAAGATGATCTCCAAGCTGAAAGATGGCGAAGGGCAATATCTGTGGCAGCAAGGGCTTGCTGCGGGACAGCCTGATACGATCCTCAATCTGCCCGTGAACGAGTACGAGTATGCTCCCAGTACGTTCACTACCGGCAATTATGTTGGTATCCTTGGCAACTTCCAGTTCTACTGGATAGCCGAGCTGTTCGGCATGGAGATACAGAGGCTGAGCGAACTGTTTGCGGCCACTTCGCAGGTCGGTTTCATCGGCAGAATGTGGGCAGACGGTGCGCCCGTACTTGAGGAAGCCTTCGCCCGCGTCAAGTTAGCGTAGGCAGGGCCATGGGGCCGCCAATCGGCCCCAATACCAAAACTGGAGGGATGATAAGTGGGTGAATATAATGCCAAAGTATACAGGAAACAGGGTGGAGAAGAGCTTGTAGTGGCCGACGGCGGCAAGATTACGGTAGAGGCCGGCGGCGAGCTCGTAATGAATAATGGTTACAACTTCGTGATAGGCGACGAAAGCGAACTTACATTGGCAAGCGGGGCAAGTATTGCGGTTACAAGTCCAAGCGGCATTGCGGTAAGCGATGGTGGATCGATCGAAATAGGCGCTACCGGCGCGATCAATGTGGCGGATGGCGGTAAGGTGAAGGGCGCGGGAGAGCAGGCTGCCCACATCCCTGATTTGACCATTACCACTAATCTGACTGGTGTTGATACTGGCACGGATATGACCGCGGAACAGGCCGCCCAGATAGAGGCAGACCTCGGCAATATAAAGACTAAATTAAACGCCATTATCACTGCTCTCGAAAATGTCGGGATATTGGCCAAATCTTAGCAGGCGGTGAGGTGAAATGCACGTTATAAAGCATGTCGTAAACGTTACCACTGCTGCTGACGGGACTGCTGTAGCGTATACAGCCGAGCCGCTCAATGGGCCGATATTGAAGATCATATACACGAAGCCGACAAGCGGCGGTTTTGCCACAGGGGTGGACTTCAATATCACGACGGAGGACACAGGACAAACTGTTTGGCAACAAAACGACGTTAACGCTTCTAAGACGGTTGCTCCTGTAGAAAAGAAGCAAGACACCGCCGGAGTCGATACTACCTTCTTTGATTCGATATATGCAGCTAACGAGCGGATAAAGATCAGCATTTCTAATGGTGGTAATGGCGCAACTGGACAGTTTGTGATACTGGAGGGCTGATAATGCGGATACGGATGATAAAAACAGCCGCAGGCCCAGACGGTGTATGGATAACAGGCAGGGTTTATGCCATATCCGACGCACTCGCCAAGCAATATATAGAGGTTGGTGCGGCCATATCACTTGAGCCAATAGCGATAGAGACCGAGTCTATGGAGCCACAAGAGCGGGCTGTCTTGCCTCGAGGTAGACCGAAGGAGCGCAAAGGGCACGTAGATAGGGGGTGATGATGTGTATGTCGAGGTAGGCGCACCGATAGCAGATCTCGTAACACTCCAAGAAGCGAAGTCACACCTCCGGATCGTCGATACTATCTCAACCAAGGTTGAACCAGAAGACCCAGAGGATGAGCCTACTGTTGTCACATCACATCCTGACGACGACTACATTAAGAGCCTGATCGCCACCGCGGTCGAGTGGGGCGAGGCATTCCAGAACCGCTCATGGATAACGCGAACCATTACGGTATATCTCGATGAATGGCCGGATGTGCCGTTTTACTTGCCAATGCCCCCAATAAGAAGCATCACATCTATATCCTACTTTGCGCCAGACAACACAGAGACAACTCTTGATCCGTCCACTTACTGGCTCGCTCCAGATGGTGCCCTTTGCCTCGCAGAAGGCAAAACGTGGCCAGCCGACGCGCTGAGATCGACCATGGGGGTAAAAATAGTCTATAAGGCCGGCTATGGGGACACGGCAAGCGCTGTGCCTAAGAGATGCAAGCAGGCCGTGCTATTGATGGTAGGTCACTGGTATGAGAACAGGGAAAACGTAATAGTCGATGCTACGGCCAACCAGATACCAGATGCGGCAGAAATGCTGCTATACCAAGAGCGGAGAGTGCCAATATGACACAAATAGGTGAGCTGAGGGATCAGATATTCATTATTCGCAAGACCAAAACGAGCGATGGTATGGGTGGATGGACTTTTACTGAGAATACAATTGCCACTCTATGGGCACGGGTGGAAGCGCCGAAGTCAAAGACCGGTATCATCGCACAAAAAGACACGGAGATAAGGACACATCAAATAACGATACGCTATCACGATGGGATAATGATAGGCGATATCGTATCGTTTTTTGGAACGAGACTTATTGTGAAGGCCATACGCCACGATCGGCTGCGTCGTTGGATGTATCTCGACTGTGAGCCGGAGGTGGTGTGAGTGCGGCTATATACGAGGCTTGAAGGCTTAGACGACGTCCTAAAAGAGCTTAGAGAAGTTGAGAAAGAAGCAAAACAT